GAACATACACTTCATAGCTGGAAAGTAAGTTTGACCATGCCTGAGCCTCAGCTTCTGATGAGACTTCCTGGAAGAATAATTTTTGTAATTCTAAAGGGAATCGGTCAGTTGCTGCAGTTAAATCTATACTATAGTATGGACCTACTTTCGGGATCTTAAACACATTTTGATCAAAAGTACGATCTTCTGGAATCATTCTTAATAGTTTGAAACCAAAATCATGTACAGGTCGAAGTGCAGTTTGAGACCAATAGTCAAAGATACATATAATACGAGCTTTTCCTTCCGGATCATTCACAATCGATAGTTTACGCAAGTAAGCTACTAATTGTGGACTCCGAGCATGGAAAAGAGTACATAGTTTCTTGAACCATTTTTCCGAAGCAGATGCCCATGCATTGATGGGTTTAAGAATCGGTGCAATTGGTTGTATTAAACGACCATTTACATAAAACGATTCTGGAACACCACCAGTTAGTGTTGCTAAATCATCCTTCATCGAATCAGGCACAATATGTGCTTGTAAGACTGAAGTAGGAGTTGTAACACCTATAGGACCAGATTTATTTGAGTTTGCTAAATCTTGTAAAGTGAATAATTTACCATCATACTTAGGAAAGTCATATAGAGCCACAAACTCAGGAACAAAAGTTCGTAAGTTATAGGATATATAGCCTTCCCAAGGAGAGGTGATTGTTGACAAATCAGGATCCTTAGTCCCTGGAAGACAACGGGAGATATTAAGCAATGTTAAAACAAAGCTAATACCTCTGTTGGTTCCAAGGCAATCGATCAAAGGTTTAATACCTTTCGGTAATCCATCTTTTCTCAAAGATAGACCCGCTTGAGGCGTTAACAAAGGAACTCCACAAATAAAACGAGTGATATGTAACCGTATAGCCTTAATATGGGCAATAGTCCATAAAAAGCCACGTGTTGAATACCACAGTCTTACTTGTAGAGTCCACCATTCACATATGAGTTTTGCGTTCTCAACGCTCGGGTACCACCATGTTATAGCCCAGTTAATAATATTAATTAGGTTAAGCATTGGTATGGTGAATCTAATGAGCTCCCATGAACCAGGAACATCTCTCGTAAAAGCGAGAGGTCGTAGTTCAAGTAAAAATTAATTTACCACGGGATGGATACCACTTGTTAAAGTAGATGTGGG